CTTTACTCTATGTCTGCTCAGACAAGTATGGGTAATCCGGGTTGCTTTTTGTATATAGGTGGAACAGGTAACGTTTCAGTTATTACAATTGGTGGAGACCAAATTACATTTAATGGTGTACCTGCAGGTACAACTCTGCCTATTCAAGTGTTAAAACTTAGAGCAACAGGTACAACTGCAACACTTGTAAACGCACTTTGGTAAAATAAAAAGCTATGGCAAAAGCAACGAGTGGGAGTTCTTATATTAAGAAACCCAAGAAAAGAGGTGTAGCTGCGAAAAATCAGACAAGCACCAATAAGGCAAGCAAATTATATAAAAAACAATACAGAGGTCAAGGACGATGAGATACGTACAATACTTTATAGCATCTATTCTTCTATTATTTGCACCCATTCACGGATTGCTGATTGCAGTTGCGTCAGCTATAATCCTTGATACAATTACAGGAATCTTTAAGTCAATCAAGTTAAACGGGTGGAAGAGTGTGAGAAGCAGGAAATTATCAAACATAGTTAGCAAGATGCTATTATATGAAATATGTGTATTGTTTTTGTTCTTAATGGACAAGTATTTATTGAATGAGTTTATAATGCACGCATTTGGTTTTCAGTTTATGTTTACTAAAATATGTGCTATCCTACTTATGTTTATTGAGTTGGTATCTATAAAAGAAAATATTGAGGAGGCTTTTAAAATAGACTTTTGGCAGATGCTAAAGAAAGTATTGAGTAGAGCAAAAGAGATAAATCAAGACATCAACGATATAAAATGAGAGACCAAGTTACTTTAGATAGAATCAAACTGCTTCATCCAAAACTTCGTGATGAGGCAGTCTTAGTATATGATGAGATTGTAAAAGCATTAACAGGTAAGGCAGCTTGTAGATTCTCATATACGCTTAGAACATTTGCGGAGCAAGATGCGTTATTTGCTCAAGGTAGAACAAAGCCGGGAGCCATTGTAACAAAAGCTAAAGGTGGTCAGTCTTATCATAATTATGGGTTAGCAATTGATATTGTTTTATTAGTAGATACTGATAACAATGGTACATTTGAGACAGCTAGTTGGGATTCACAAACTGACTTTGATGGTGATAAAAAAAGTGATTGGCAAGAAATAGTTGCTATTTTTAAAAGATATGGTTATGAGTGGGGTGGAGATTGGAAATTTTCAGATATGCCTCATTTTCAAAAAACATTTGGTAAGTCTATTGTTGAACTACAAGCATTACATAACACAAACAAAGTTGATAAGAATGGCTTTGTCCTAATTTAATACCTATGGGGAAATACCTTACATTGGCGTTAGTTATTTCCCTTCTTTTCTCTTGTGCAGCAAGGAAGGTGGCTATAACTAAAACCCAAGTTCAAATACATACTGATAGCGTTTCAATTGAACGCAAGGATAGCGTAGTAGTTAGAAACAACGCTATTACCATTACTGATAGCAGCGAGGAGATTGAAGTTAAACCAATTGATACGGCTAAACCTATCATTATTGGGGAGACCAAATACTTTAATGCTACCGTAAAAGTTAGGAAAGTACGAAAATCATTGGTAGACACGACCAAGGTAGTGACTACACAATCTGCTCAGAAGCAAGTTATATTACAAAAAGATACTAAGGAGAAAGGATTTGAGAAGCAGGTTGACAAAAAATCAAACTACTTATTCTATTTATGGCTTTTATTGATACCATTAGTGGTATATTTGGTAAGGAAGTACCTTCTAAAATAATAATTATTATTTACTATATTTGTATAAATTAAACTTAAATCAAATGGCAAATTTAACAGCAGAAGAATTAGAATTTATTAAAACAGGCTCTGCAGAGTACACAAAGATTAAAATTAATCTTGGAGAATTAGAATTGCAAAAGCAAGGACTTTTATTCCAAGCTGAAAAAATCAGAGAAGCATTCTCAAATAATGAGAAAGGTCTTATCAAAAAGTATGGTGCAGATGCGGTAATTAATATGCAAACCGGAGAGGTAACTCAAAAAGAACAAGAAAAAAAATAAACTATGGCACCTAACAAATTTTTAGGAATCCTATTTCAGTCAAGAGACATTATGCACTTGACTCATTTGGATACAAGGTCTTTTGCAGAGCATAAGGCTTTAAATGCCTATTATGATGGAATCTTAGATTTGACTGACTCATTCACTGAAAAGTTGTTTGGTCGCAGTGGTCGTCTTGAGATAACTATCCCTGAGGCAAAAAAACAAGATGCTGTAACCCATTTAAAAGGGATGCAAGCAACCATTGAAGCGGAAAGAGACAATTATGCTTCTGACTTACAAAATATTATGGATGAGATGCTAGGTCTTGTAAATGAGACATTGTATCTTTTAACTTTAGTTTAAAATGGGAAAAATTAATTCATATCCTACAAATGCTCTTCCTAAATTAAGTGATAAACTTATTGGAACAAGTGTTGGAGGTACTCCTGAAAACCAAACTTATAACTTTACGTTACAACAGTTAAAGGATTTGTTTGGAGGAGGAGGAGGCTCTTCTATTACGCTTACAACCACAGGTTCAAGCGGAGCATCTACATTAGTAGGCACTGTCCTTAATGTACCAAATTATACATTAAATGGATTAGGTGGCGTTCCATCAAGTAGACAATTGACTATTAATGGAACAGCATATGATTTAACTTCAGATAGAAGTTGGACAGTTGGTACTGTTACTTCTGTATCTTCCTTAACATTAGGTACATCAGGTACTGATTTGAGTTCAAGCGTATCATCAGGAACAACAACTCCTGTAATCACTTTAAATGTTCCTACAGCATCAGCGACAAATAGAGGTGTTTTAAGTCCTTCTGATTGGAGTACATTTAATTCTAAAGGAGGAGGTTCTGTTACTTCAGTTGCTGCGTTAACTATTGGAACATCAGGTTCTGATATAACATCTACTGTTGCAAATGGAACAACTACTCCTGTAATTACTTTAAATGTACCAACAGCTAGTGGTACTACTCGTGGTGCATTAAGTACTTCTGATTGGACTGCATTTAATAATAAGCAAGCAGCCGGCAATTATATTACATCATTAACGGGAGAAGCAACGGCTTCAGGTCCGGGTGCTGCTTCAATTGCTTTAGGTACTGCTGCGGTAACAGGTAAAGCATTAACAGGATTAAATATTACAGGAGGAACTGTTTTAGCAACAGATTCAATTCTTTCAGGATTTGGTAAATTACAAAACCAAATAAATAGTTTAGTAGGAGGTACTGCTTATCAAGGAACTTGGAATGCAGCTACTAATAGCCCTACATTAACAAGTAGTGTTGGTACTGCAGGGAATTATTACATTGTTAATGTAGCAGGGACAACCAACTTGAATGGAATTACAGATTGGTTTGTAGGCGATTGGGCTATATTTGATGGAACATCTTGGCAGCAAATAGATAATACAGATGCTGTTACATCTGTAAATGGTCAAGTAGGAGCAGTTAATTTAACAACTGATAATATTGCTGAAGGAGTTAATAATCTTTATTATTTAAACTCAAGAGCAAGAGCAGCACTTTCATTTGCTGCAGGTTCAGGAGCATATAATAGTACAACAGGAGTTATTACAATTCCAACAAATACAAATCAATTAACTAATGGAGCATCATTTATAACCTTAGGGTCATTAAGTGGTACGTCTCCTATTAGTTACAATAATACTACAGGTGCAATTAGTATTTCTCAATCAGGAACTGCAAGCAATGGATATTTATCAAGCACTGATTGGAATACATTTAATAATAAAGGCACAGGAACAATATCATCTATAGGCGTTAGTATGCCTTCAGCTTTTAGTGTTTCAAATTCTCCTTTAACTTCTAATGGTACAATTGCTATCACAGGAGCAGGAACAACACTTCAGTATATTGATGGAACGGGAGCGTTACAAACATTCCCAACTTTAACAGGATATGTTCCATATGTAGGTGCAACACAAGACTTAAATTTAGGAAGCAAAAATTTATATGTAAATAATGTATTTGATGGATTTAGTTCAATTACAGCTTCAGGAACTCAAGTAGTTTTAACAGTTGCTTCAGTTCCAAGTTATTTAGTAACAGGTTCAGGAGGTCAAACAATTAAACTTCCTGATGCTACAACTTTACCTAATGGTGCAGTTTATGTTTTTAATAATAATCAAAGTAGTGGGGCTATTTTAGTAAATAATAACTCAAATACTTTAGTTGTTTCTATACCATCAGGTGGATTATGTGTATTAGAATTAACTGATAATTCAATAGCAGCAGGTGGATGGGACAGACATTTTCAAGCACCTTCAAACGTATCTTGGTAAACTAATACTTTTGATTATCCGGGTTCAATAACTTCGGCTACTTGGAATGGTATTGCAGTAGCAGTTAATAGAGGTGGTACAGGAGCATCAACTGCTGCAGGTGCGTTAATTAATTTAGGTGCAGTTCCAAATACAAGAAGTATTTCAACAACATCTCCATTACAAGGTGGAGGAGATTTAAGTGCTGACAGGACATTAAGTATCTTACAGTCAGGTTCTACTCAGTCAGGATACCTTTCTTCTACTGATTGGTCAACATTTAATAGCAAGGTTCCTTCATCAAGAACGATTACCATAAATGGAGTTACACAAGATTTAAGTGCTAATAGGTCTTGGGATATTGGAGCAGCTTCAATACAATTTTGTGATATATCCGGCACAAGTATTTTAGATAATACAAATAAGATAACTTATATTGGTGTTGTTTATAATTATAATGTAAATAATGGTACAAGTTTTGAAACAGGTATTTTGACTTTAGCTTGGAATAGCTATACATCAGTTGTTACAATTGTTAGGTCAGTACAGGCAACTATTGGAACTATATCAGCTACATTTACTGCATCTATTTCAGGAGCAAATGTCGTGTTATCATTTAACCCTTCAAATCCTTCTGAAGTATGGAATGCTGTGTTGACAAAAACTACATTGTTAAGTTGCAGTCCTTATGCTCCATTAGAACAGATTACAACAGAAAGTGGTTATATATTAGAAACAGAAAACGGTAATATATTAATAACAGAATAATTATAAAAAAATGGCAACAATTAAAATTTCAGAATTACCTGCATTAACTAATGTAAATTCAGATAGTGAAATACCTGTAGTTCAGGGAGGAGTTACTTATTCAAGTACAGTAGCAGATATTGTATCATCAGCTAATCCAATAGGCGAATTAAAAATTATAGCTGATGGTAGTATAGGTGGTCCTATTAGTCCTTATGTAAGTTTAGCTGCAGCTATTCCTGCAAATACAAATGGCACAACCATAGTACCTTACACTACTGTCATTGATTTACAATTTGATGCTAATAGTTCAAATATAGGTAGTCCATTTACTGCAACGACTCTTTCATTTCCCGAAGTTGAAACTGCAGGTAATTTAAGTGTTATAAATACCACTACACTAACTAGTTTATCTGCTCCATCATTAAAATATATTACTAATTCATTAAATTTTTATAGTAATGCTAACTTAGCAACTTTAAATGTATCTTCTTTAATTAGTTCAAATGCTATCCTATTTGGAGGAACACCATATTTGACAACATATAATTTTCCTAATTTAGTAACTTGTAGTAGTGGTTTATCAATTCAATATCCAAACCATAATTTAACAGGATTTAGACAATCTATGTTCCCTTCATTAAGAAAAAGTGGTTTTAATATTGGGTATGATTCTTTATCAAGTTTTGTAATTGATTTTCCTTTATTAACTACTTTAACATCATTTGGTGGAAGTACTAGTGTTAATTTAACAAATTTTAATTGCCCTGCATTAGTAACAATAACCCCCAATTTAGGTGTGTACTATTATAGTAATCTTACTAATTTAATATTAGGTGCTGTAGGTGTAACAAAAAATTGGGGAAATGCTACTAACAATACACCATATTGCAGATTTACTAATAATGCCTTAACTCAAACATCTGTTGATAATATTTTATTGGTTATGGCAAGTTTGGATGGAACTAATGGCACAACTCTTAATGCAAATGGGTATCTACAATTAAATGGTGGTACCAATGCAACTCCATCAGCAGCAGGGCTTGCTGCTAAGTCTACATTAATTTCTCGTGGATTCACTGTATCAAACAATTAATCTTTAAAAATAAATATTATGAATACTATAGATAACGTATCAAAAGAAACTTGGGTTTTATGTCATAATTCAGTTGATGTATTTCATATTGTTCATTTACAAGTGGGGAATAGTGTACAAACAGGACAACCAAATTTAGAGCAGTTTGAGACAGAAGCGGAGTTAGAACAACGATTAACTGTTTTAACAGGTAATCCTAATTATTATTCAGAATCTAAAAAATAAACGAAAATGGAAAATATAAAAATTAGTGAATTACCTGTTGCTACTGCACTAACAGGAACTGAGGCAGTTCCTTTGGTACAAGGTGGTGTAACATCAAAAACTACAACTCAAGATATTGCTAATCTTAGCGTTAGCGGTCCGGTTATGCCTACATTTACATTTGTTACGACTAATGGACTTAACCCGGGATATTATTTTGAAAATTATCAAATTAACTTAAATGTGGATGGTAATTCATTAATTGGTTACAGAAAGACCGGTAATTTATCAGTTAATTCAAGTTATACTTCTACAATTACTTCTTTTACAAGTAATGTAGAAATTTTAAAAGATATGACTACTGCTTATTCAAACCTTAGTACTTTAAGTTTTCCAAACTTAGTTGGAGTAAGTGGTCAATGGGATTTTGCACCATCATTAGTTACAGATTTGGCTGCTTCAATACCAAATTTACAAATAGTTGGTAATCGTTTTAGAGTTTTGGGTGCAAGTTCTATTTTAAATCTAAATTTTACAAGTTTAACTCATATCGGTACTGACTTATCAATAAGTTCTAGTAATTCAGCCGTAGTAACAAGTATTAATTTTTCAAATTTAGTTTCTGTTGGTGGAAATATAAGTATAACAAGTCAATCAGCCATTACTTCATTTAATTTTAATTCATTAGCAACTTGTTTTGCAGCAATTACAATTTCAGGTTTAACATCATTAACAAGTATATCTTTTCCAAGTTTAACAACTCTTAATAATAATAATGTTAGTACCGCTTTAATCGTGTCAACTTGTGCTGCTTTAACAAGTTTTACTTTACCAAATATTGTAAGAATATATAGTTCAGGTAGTACGTGTATAAATTTTACTTCGGGAACTGCTAATTTAACTACCTTTAGTTTTGGTTCAGGATTAAAACAAGTTGGTGGAACATTAGGTAACGTAGTTTTTACAAGTTGTGCTTTAAATCAAGCAAGTGTTGATAATATTTTGGTAAGATTAGCTGCATTAGATGGAACAAATGGAACAACTGCATTTTTAAGTAGAACTGTAACAATAACAGGTACATCATCAACACCTAGTGCCACAGGATTAGCAGCAAAAGCTACTTTACAAGGAAGAGGATGTACAGTGACAACAAATTAAAACAATTAATTATGCATACTATAGATAACATAACAGAAACAAAATGGGTACTTTGCCACAATTCGGCACACATATTTCACATTGTTAAATTAGAAATTGGTAATAAACTAGAAACAGGTCAACCTTATATTGAAGAGTTTGATACAGAAGAACAATTAGAACAAAGAATTAATGAAATCAATCCTACTTGGTTTGCTGAGTATAAGATAAAAAAAGAAGATAATATAAAAAAAGAAGAATTATAATGGATATTCGTAAAATATCAATAGGACCGGATTATAAAGGCGGTGCAATGCACTACATTGTAGGTCAAAAGGTATTGAATGATACGAATGAAATACACTTGATTAAACTCGATGTCGAGAAACAATCTATCAAGATTTACATTATAAACGAGAAGGCAGAGGTGGTTCTTTGGAAAGAGTTCACCTCCACGATTCCAATTTCAATTGAATATAATATAAATATCTAATGAGGTCTCCATTCTATTTCATAGCCAAGCCGGTTAATGGAAAGAGATACGACAACACCAAAGAGATAGGAGGAATTGACTTTATCGTCAGTACTTCTGAGGAGGACCACAAGTTCTCTAACCGATTTGCAGAAGTCGTTGAACTTCCATTAGGGTACAAGGGACCCATTAAAGAAGGTGATACTTTACTTGTGCACCATAACGTATTCAAGTTTTATAACGATATGCGTGGTAGGCAAAAAAGTGGTAAGTCATTTTTTAAAGATGACCTATTCTTTATTGAGACCGAGCAGTTCTTTATGTATAAGCAAGATTCCACGTGGAACGCTTATGATAGGTTTTGTTTTGTCAAGCCTATTCCTACAACTGAAAGTTATATCAAGAAACCATTCTCAGAAGAACCTTTGATGGGTATAATGAAATACCCTAATGAGTATCTTATTGAACGTGGTATAAAAGAAGGCGATATGGTTTGTTTTTCTCCTGACAGTGAGTATGAGTTTACTGTGGATGATGAGAAGCTATATAGAATGTATGACCACCAAATAACAATCAAATTATGAATCTAATCACATTCGACAACATTATTAAAGACCCATTATCCTATGTATCAGATATACACTTGCACGGGTTTCAAGACGTGGCAGATGGTAAGTACACTTTCAAAAACATTCAGCCACGAGACACTAACGATGAGTTTGCCAAATACTGTAGTGAACTATTTAGTGGTTACAAAGTAGCATTAAACTTTATTAGGAAGTCTCCATTGAACCAAGAAGAACCGAATTTTATACATACAGATGAAATGATGGGAGATATTACTTGCCTTTTATATTTAAACGAGCAGGCTCCTGAGGATGATGGGACTACAATTTATGACGAGGAGAATAAACCTCTTCTTACAATGTACTCAAAGTTTAATCGTATGATAGCCTTTAGTTCAGATGCTCCACACTCGAGGAATATTTTTGATAACTTTGGAGAAGCCTTGACTGCTCGTTTAGTTCAGGTAATATTTTTAAAAGCCAAGTAATGAAAGATACTAAAGAAATAAAACTCAGAATCATTGAAGCAGGATATAAAGCGGTTACTCATCTTATTAAAGTAGCTGAAGAAGATATTATTGGTGCTGAGATTGAAGGAATGAGCATTGACTTGGCAGCAGATAAAATGAAGAATGCAGCAGCAGCTAAGAAGTTAGCCATCTTTGATGCATTTGAAATATTGAGTAGAATAGAAGCGGAGAAAGAAAATCTTGAGTCCGCAGATAGAGGAATAAGTAAAACAGACACAAAACAAGGATTTGCAGAAAGAAGGTCAAAACAATAGTTTATGCAGGGTAGTCAAGGATTGCATACCTGCTTCCGTCATCTCTAATAAAAATAGAGTGAGGTCGTGGCTTTATGGCTATAACGACCAATATGATGTTGTTGTTATTTCAAAGACCGGACAGATAGGAGAGATATATGAAATAGAAGGACTTAAGATTGCCTTGCCTGTTACTCCTGAAAAGTGTCTTCAAAGACACTCCACAAAAGCTGAACAATATTGGGAACGTCAAGAACTTCCTCGTGAGTTAGCTAAAATACAATCCATATTTCAATGGAACGAAAAGCCAAAAGAATTTAAAGACCGATGGGTCGATTATATTGAGCAGGAGTTTGACTTCCGAGAGCAAGGCTTTTGGTTTATGAATAATGGCGTCAAGACTTACATAACCGGCTCACACTATATGAACTTGCAGTGGTCAAGTATTGACGTAGGATACCCTGACTTCCGTGAAGCCAATAGAATATATTGGATATTTTGGGAAGCGTGTCGTGCTGACCCAAGGTCATTTGGTATGATATACCTAAAGATTAGACGTTCGGGATTCTCGTTTATGTCATCATCAGAGTGTGTTAACATAGGCACGCTCGCACGTGACGCACGTATAGGTATTCTATCTAAGACGGGTGCCGATGCTAAGAAGATGTTTACAGATAAGGTCGTGCCTATTAATAGCCGACTTCCATTTTTCTTTAAGCCTGTGATGGATGGTATGGACAAGCCAAAAACTGAGTTAGCATACAGAGTTCCGGCAGCAAAAATTACAAAGAAGAATATGTACGAAACTGACGACAGCGATGTCGATGGTTTAGATACTTCAATAGATTGGAAGAACACTGAGGATAATTCTTACGATGGAGAGAAGTTATTGTTCTTGGCTCACGATGAGTCTGCAAAATGGACAAAACCTGTAAACATCAAAGAGAATTGGCGTGTAACAAAAACCTGTTTACGATTGGGTAGTAAAATTATTGGCAAGTGTATGATGGGTTCAACCTCAAATGCTTTAAGCAAAGGAGGACAGAACTATAAAGACATTTACGAAGATTCCAATGTAAAGAATCGTAATGCCAATGGACAAACAAAAAGCGGTTTGTATGCATTGTTTATTCCTATGGAGTGGAATATGGAAGGGTTTATTGATATATACGGCTTCCCGGTATTTAAAAAACCTGAGCATCCAATAAAAGGAGTCGATGGCAATTGGATTACAAATGGAGCCATTGACTATTGGGAGGCAGAGGTTGACTCTTTAAAAAGTGATGCCGATGCACTGAACGAGTTTTATCGTCAGTTCCCACGTACCGAATCTCACGCATTTAGAGACGAGAGCAAGCAAGCCTTATTTAATTTAACTAAGATATATCAGCAGATTGACTATAACGACTCAATGATTAAGGAACATTACCTTACTCGTGGGTCATTTTCGTGGAAGGATGGCATAAAAGATACTGAGGTTATTTGGACTCCTGATACTCGTGGTAGATTCAATATAAGTTGGGCACCTCCTAAGCATATGCAGAATAATGTACATATGCGTAACGGGATTAAATATCCCGGAAATGAACATCTTGGTTCATTTGGTTGCGACTCTTACGACATCTCAGCAGTAGTTGGGGGGCGTGGGTCTAATGGTGCACTACACGGAATGACTAAGTTTCATATGGATGACGCTCCAACCAATGAGTTTTTTTTAGAGTATATCGCTCGTCCACAGACAGCGGAAATATTTTTTGAAGAAGTTCTTATGGCAATAGTGTTCTACGGAATGCCTATCTTAGTAGAGAACAACAAGCCAAGACTTTTATACCATCTTAAGAATAGAGGATACAGAGGATTTTCAATTAATAGACCGGATAAGCAATTAGCAAAATTGACTAAGACTGAACGAGAGTTGGGTGGTATTCCAAACTCATCAGAAGATGTTAAGCAAGCACACGCCTCCGCAATTGAATCTTATGTAGAGAAATTTGTAGGAATGGATTTAGAAGCTAAGTATAGAGACCCTGAGCAAATGGGAACAATGCCATTTACAAGGACGCTTGAAGATTGGGCTAAGTTTGATATAAACGACAGAACAAAATTTGATGCTTCTATTAGTTCAGGATTATGCATTATGGCTAATCAGAAGCACTTATACATACCGGAGAAAAAAGAATCAAAATTAATTATTAACTTCGCTAAGTATAAAAACGAAGGAACAACAAGTCAATTGATTAGATGAAAAAT